TTACCTGTCAGTCAGCCCCATTACATCAAGTAGGGTAATGGGGCTGACTGACTCGAACAGGCTACCACGAACGAAACAAAAAAAGAACGCTCCGGATTCACCGGAGCGTAACACATTTACCATTTTGCACCTGATCCAGAATGAGATTTAGAATTTGTATCTCGTTTTCCAAAGCCTTTGTAAATCTTTCCGAGTGCATCCGATATCGAAATATTTTTACCAAACTCAGAAGGTTTAGTATGCGTCAAATCATAAGCCATAGAACCGACATTATCAGAAACAGAAGAACCGGTAGCACCTTGAGAAAGAGACTGCAAAAAAGCAGAAACAGCAGGGACAAGACTAGTTGGATAATTCTGCGCCATAAAAATTTCTTGAGCCTGACGCATAGCCTGAATGTCTCTAGCAGTAGAAGCAGACATATTTGCACCATACATAGAAGCAGAAGAAGAAAGTTCAGCGGCATAACGCTGAGCGGCTGTGTATTTATCTGCAACAGCCGAATTTGTAAGAGCAGAAGTAGACATACTCGCAAGAGATGTCATAGCCTGGAGAGAATTGGAAAGCAAACTCACAAGAGCACCAGAAAGACTAGTATCAGCTTGAGAAGAAGCGCCAGAGGGATTAGAAGCCGATGCAGTAGCACCGGAAGTAACAGAAGCACCGTTACCATTCATAGCAGAAAGAACAGGATTAAGGCCAGCGGCAATAAGATCGTTTACCTCGCGTTGATGAGCAGTATTTGACTGCATAGCTTGCCAGTCGCGGTTCTTTTGAGCTTCAGCGGAATTAAACTGCCTAGTTAATTCAGCCTGACGAGCTGACCAATCACGCTGATCAGCTGCCATTTGAGCAGAAGTAGCATTATTTGCATTCTGTATTCCGAGAAGATGATTCACAGTAGAATTTACATTACCAACAGCAGATAAAGCATTGTTTGAAGACTGAGACGCGACAGCGTTTAAATCAAAGGCAGACGAAGCCATAAAGCACCTCCAAAGGCTAAATAGAGTGAAACACGGCTAAATAGCTAGAGGGGCCATGTTGGCCCCTCTAGCTGGCTCCAAGGCCATTCTGGAAGATGAAGAAACCGCACAGCATCAATGATGGTCAATAAGACCGGGAATAGAGTAAAGCGGCATAGGACGAGTAGTCTTATTCTTTACGTAAATATCCGCGAAGAATTGGTTAGAAACAGAAGAAGTAACAGCAAGACAACGGTCAAGATTCGTTTTGTCTTCCTTGATCCATCCAGGAGAAAGAGAAGGCAAGGACTCATAATCATCACCAAGATGCCAAACGTCAAGAGACTGAGCATAAGCAGAGCGCATCTCACCAGTGCAGATACTAGGGCGGTATCGATAATCGGCCCAAGCTTCCTGATATCCAAAAACTTCTCCATCAACATCCTGCCCCTGACAATAAATCTCACGGTTATAAATAGGCTGTTCACCTATATTCGCAAACACAGGAAAATAAAAGTCAAGAGCAGCTTTTCTAGTCCACATTTTAGAAAGACCTTGCTGGTAAGTATGATTATATCGAGCAACCATTAAACCAATAATATAACCATGCTCTGTAAAGGATTTTGTAAAATCACTGTGTAGATCGGTAGTAAGAGACTGACCAGTAGTAGTACCCTGAGGAGAAGACTCACTAGATGCGGACTGCTGAATGACCTGATTAATAGTAATCGGGATACGATTTCCTCCGAGATACTCCGGACGCTGAAGACGATAGTCAGGATTAGTCACATTAAACATAGATTTAATAGACTCAATGTAGCGACTACCGCCACGGGCGAGTTTCTCAAAGAATTTCTGTGTCTGAAAAGCCAAACGAAGGGAATTGATTGAAGCCATTGCACCTTCAGTAGCAACAGCCCAAAGATTAACCGGAGCAGTTTGATTACCAGTCTGAGCACCTTCCAAAGTAGTTTTAGCAAGGCCAATCTGAGAAGCATATTTCGGAGCATCAGCAGAAGATAAACCAAAAAGAACATTATCCATAGTATTCGAAAAAGTACCAGACATATTCTCCCAGACCAAAGGGGACTGATTAGAACCGTCGGGAATAAAATTGGTAAGAGTCCGAACAGGCAAATCATTACCAAAAAGGGGGATAGTCACATCCGGGCCTTTCTGCGGCGAAGGCAAAGCGGAAGTAAAATAATCATGCAATTTTGAAGCAACAAAAGGTTTACCGCCAAGCTGGCAATCAGTAATGTAATTATCTCCGTTAGATCCTGACAAAGTAGCATCTTCCAAAGAGATATTAAAAGGATCCTGCAAATTCTGGTCACGGAACCATTCGTTGCAAATCAAAGCATAAGCTCGAAAAGGCATAGCATTAACTGAAACACCAGTAACGCCAGTAGGAATGCCCATATAATCGGCGATAGTTCCAACATTCCAACCTCCTACAGGTGCGGTTACCTGGGGAACAGAATAAACCGACTCAGGAATCCAAGCGGACTCCGTATTTTCAAACATGAGATTAGGCCAGTGTTTCCAGACAAGCCGATTCGGGACAAAGAAATAGTAGGTATCAAGATAGATATTGTCCATAATCGGAGTCAAAGGAGTCTGCATGCGAACAACCTTTGAAGTGTCAATGGAAAACGTATCACCGGGCAAAACCTCATCAACATAAAAGGGAATAAGATCACCAGCATTAAAGGTAGTCTTTATACTAGAATTCCGATTAAAAGTAGAACGCGAAATAGACACAACCGGATTCTGTGCAAATCGACCTGATTCATTCCTATTAGCCATTCTGGACTACCTCACTTTCTTTTGCAACAGGCGCGATCGGCTCCGAAGCTTTTGAAATTTGCATCTTTTCCAACCATTCATCAGAGCCAAGGCTCATAATAAATTTAGTAGGATCATTGTCAAAAGAAGCTTGAATTTCTGCTGGGAGCTTCTTGAAATCAAGCTCTGCTTTTCTCATAAGGTCATAAGCTTCATGCATGCTCTGCGGCATCTGCGAAAAATCACCATAAACACCCTGAACGCGAGCCAAAACAGTTGGATCACCATTCATATAACGGTTAATGATCAGCTGAAGGTCAGTAGAATCCTTGTGGGACTGAATCTCCTCATAAAGATTATGCTCTCCATCCTGCACAAGAGTAAGGGTACCATCTTTTTCAAGATGGGGGGTATATGTAGGAATAATGCCGGAACCGACAGCAGTCTTAAAAGCAGAACGCTTTTCACGAGCCACACTCAAGCGGTCATACTGATGAGGAAATTTCATAAAATCACTCCTTATCAAGAAGATCAGAAACGCGAGCCACTATAACAGGATCGGCAGGCGTAAAGTCGGCTATATCTTCATCCCACACAGCAATCTTATAAATATCAAAATCCTTCGGAAATTTATTCATCACAGTTTCCGAGCGATTCAGGTTGTAGGAAAAGTCACGGATGAAAAGTTCATCTGATACACCGAACATCGGTGTACCGAATTTTCCGGAAACATTATCACGAACAGAATATACAACAGCTTTCATAGACGAATACCTCCACGCATGAATCTAGGGGAAAGGTTAATCTTCTTCGAACCTTTCGCAGTACGACTGAAAATACGCTTGTCCTTACCAACTCTACGAATTTTCTTGCGACTCGACATACTATATCTCCTTTCGCTTTAACATAGCCAAACGCTTCTCAAAGAGATGCTGGCGAGCTTCTAACTGCTCATCCAATGACAAAGTAGTATTTGCCTGAACAATCTTTTTCCGCTCTTCACCTCGTTTCTTACGACGCTCTTTAATAACAGACATTTCTTCCGGACAATCCAGATCATAAAGTTTATCGAAATATGAACAAGGTCTCACAGTTTTACCACCGTCAGAACACTTCAAAAAAAGCTCATCAAATCGATAGATATCCTCTTTATGATCCTCGAAATACTGGCGAGCAATACCAGGCCTGCGAGACATACGCGCAAATTCAGGCTCAATATTAAAAGAATCATAAAAGTCCTTATAATCGCCTGTCCATTTCTTAGTTACATAACGTGCAACATATGCACATGTATCCCAAGAAACATTACAAACCATAGCATTTCCAAAAGGAATCCGAACAGTTTTATCTTCTACAGGATCATAAACCTTTTCCGACCAGCAATCTTCAATTAACTTTGATCGATAATAGGGGAAACCTTGAGAAGATGTTTTAAAATGCACTAGATCGTCCAGACACAAACCAAAAATAACAATATGGTAATGAGGGCGATGAGTTGTACTTCCATATTCACCACATCCATAAAAACGAATCGGAGGTCTTCCAAGATCATCCAGACGCGAACGCAAACGCTTAATAAATGCAGAAAGATCATTTGGACGCAAAGTAAGAGATGGCATAGCCTCACCTGTATCTGGATCGGGATAATATGACCTAGGAACATATAATTCGTTATATGTAAGAGTCACAAAATAAGAGGACTCATGATACTGTGCCTCAAGCATCATCCGAGTTGCCCAGTCTCTAGAATATTCCAAACGGCATTCAATACAATGACCACAAGGAACATCAATAAAATCGGAAATAAGCTTTCCAGAATAAGCTTGTCCATAATGACCTTCACGCCATGAACCAGAAACAAACTGCAAAAAATCAACATTTCGGGAAGTAATCTTATAATTCGGTTTACCAGAAGGATTTACACCAATTTGCCAACCTTTAAGAGGATTCAAACACGTAAAATCACCTCCAAACGCAAAAAAGCTGGTCCCGAAGGACCAGCCGAAAAACCTCCTTCGCAAGTTGCCACACTTCCCGATTTGTAGGGTGAAGGAGAATTTTTGCCTAGGCAAAATCAAACCGGGAATCTATGTGGCACTTTAATTATAGAACACAAAAAGCAGAAAGTCAAGAAAAAGAGACGCTCGAAAAATTTTACCTGTCAGTCAGCCCCATTACATCAAGTAGGGTAATGGGGCTGACTGACTCGAACAGGCTACCACGAACGAAACAAAAAAAG